CTGTGACTGTACTTGATTAGGGTCATCATGTTCATATTTTATTGGGTCTAAATCTTTATTTGATAAATCAAGAGGGCTAGACTCTAATTTTTGTCCAAAAGTATCCCATAAGTTTTTTCTGTCACCAGTTTGAGGGTCAAAAACACCCATTAATTCTGATGTTTTAGCGTCTAGTTTTCCTAAATTAACAACATCTGATGTACTAAATTCTTTACCACCTAATTTTATACTTTCTTCTGGTTGACTAAATCTTCTATCCCACCAACTTGCTTCTTCAAATCCAGACTCATCAAATGGAATACCAGATTGACCTTCAGGGGAATCTTCCCAAATTCTTTTAGCTCCAGTTTTTAACCGTTTATGAGTTTTAACATTCTCACCTAATTCTTCAGCAATTCCAACACCAGATTGAACTATACTTGCCCCAGTAGAAATCATTTGAATCATACCTAAATTAACTCTTTCATCAGCTTTTCTTTCTTGAGCTTTAAAACGTACTCCCCTTGTATAATCCCTAGTAACCATTGAGCGACCTCTTATAGCCGCCCCCAAATTTGATGATTTATCTGACATATAAATTCCCTTTTAATTTAATGCTTGCATTTTTATTTTCATAGCTTAACTTAAATCTACTTCCACTTTCCAAACTGAAGTAATATACCAATCAATAGTACTAGCTGGGTCTGCTTCTGGCTGTATATATATTCCAACTTTTTCACCAACTTCTATAGATAAATCATCAAAAGGAGCATTGATAAGAAAATCAGATTTATTAATAATATTATAAACATTTGATAATATAGGATTGCTATATGTAGCAATTGCAATAGTTTTTATATCAGTAGAACCATCTTTTTGCTTTACTAATCCAAAATTTATATTTGCACTTGAATCATCAATAGTTTCTGGTCTAAATAATAATTTATAAAATGTCATTTTAAATGGTGCTAAATAAGCACGTCTAGCGTCATCCATATCTGTATTATCTGTCGGTCCTTCCCACGGTAAATATCTAACATCGCGTACAAGATTTTCATTAAAATTATGAGGAAATGCTCTATAGTCTATAAATTTACTATAAGTAAAATTTTTAGAATGTATTGTATTTGCTATTATTTTTGAATTAAAATTTGAAATTCCATTAACAGTAATAGTATCAAATATTTCTGCTTTTTTAGAACTAGATAAAGGAATAGAGAATAATTCAGCACCTTTTTTTACATATAAAGCATGACCTTTCTTAGGGTCTTTTGCTACAATAACTTGACCTTCTTTAACAGAATTTGCAGATGGAACATTATTTCTAGATTCAATAGACATTAAGAAACTCTTTTATTAATTGTTCTATATTCAAATGTTATATCATTAATTGATACTCCATTAACATCACCAGCTCCATTAAATTCTAAAGCAATACTTTGACAAAGAAATGGAGCGTCAAAAGAAAGAACAGCAACATTCCAAGAATGAACATTCCCACCTAAATTACCACTTAAAGCATATGTATTACTACTTTGAGGAGTAGCAATGCTACTATTTGCAAATGTAGTATTTCCATCAGCTGCAACTTTAAAAGGATTTGAAAGAGTTGCTGAATGTGAGTTCATATATGTAACATATATTTTATATATTTTTTTAACACGGTCTGGTTCGTCAAAATCAAAATCTTTTGTTATAAACATTGGTTTACCAGTATTAACAGAAGTTGGACTTATTTGTTGAAAAACAGCTTTATCACTATATATACTAGCCCCACTATTATGAGATGCTTTTGTAGTTGAATTATATCCAGGTTCTACTGTTACTTTATCTTGATTGCTATCTGTATTTGTACCTATTACTAAAAATTCTTCAGAATCAATTTTTAATCTATCTCCAGATACAATTTTTGTATGAGAATTTGCATCTAAATCCATAGTAATTTGTCTTGCAGAAGCATAACCAAGATACCAAACTTGATTATCATTAGTTGCGTGAGTAATAGTAAGGTCTGCTCCAGTTGAAGTAGCTTGAATATCTAAAGTGTATCTAGTTTGAACAATAGTTATCGGTCCAAGTTCTACAGTAGTACCAGCAAAACTAACAAAGAAAGAAGTATCATGAAGGTCTTCATCATGGTCTCCACCTCTCCATAAATCTAATTCTAGACGATAAACAACACCAGCAATTGTTGCATCTATATTAGCGTCTGGAAGTCTCATTCCTTCTTGATTTGTATTTGCACCATGTTGATGTTCTAATCTATCATCTGAGGTTCTAAAACTAAATGTTCCCCCACCTTGAACAACCCAATTACAAGTTGAACCGTTAAATCTTTGGTCATCTGTAGCTGTTATAATATCTGTATCATTATCTGTAAAATTACTACCTAAATCAAAACCAGTATCAAAACTTGCTTGATGAGCTAAAACAATATTATTATTCCAATCTAAAATAGGGTTAGTATAAGCTCTTTCATTTGTAAAAATACTATCATTATAAACCCAAGATTGAGATATAAAATTATAAATATAACATCTATTTGTATTCCCGCTAGATGTCCCAGTAGAATCCCTAAGAACATACAATTGTTTTTCTTTTGGAGAAAACATAAGCATTGGTTTTACATTTTCATCATGAGCTTTAACAAAAGTTGCCCAAGATGAAGAAGAATTATGATAATCTGCTTCAGTATCTCTTAATTTACCTTCAATTAAATTTACTACTTTTCTTCCATCGTGATACCAACATCCATGAAGATTAGCCCAAACAATACCATAAGAAGTAGAAACTACACTACAAGGATGACCAATACCTCCAGTTTTTCTTATTGTTTGTTCTGGAAACCAATTAGTAGCTTCTATATGTTTTACATTCCAAATGTGCAAAGAATTAGATTTAAATATAAATAATTTATCTGTAAAATATTTTAATTCAACAATATCGTCAGCATCGCCTTCTGAAGCATTAATATAATTAAACCCAGGGATAGTATCGAATTTTCTAAATTCACTATACATAACCCTATCTCCATATCTATTTATAGTAGCACTATCTTCTCTTAATTTTACATTTCCATACCAAGCTCTTTCTCCTCCAACAGTAGAACATTTATAACTTTCACCTAAAAATCCTATAGAAATTCTTCTTATATCTGGATAATAATTATTTATAGTGTTATATGTTTCTATAGAAGGATTTTTTGAACGAATTGGTAAACGAGAACTAAAACAATCTTTTGGAATTTGCCCTATACCTGAAACATTAGTCCATTCTTCTATAGTAGTTCCACTTTCAGCATCAGTATTATTACCATGATTAGCAGCCCAATGCCACCAAATAGTATACTTACCAGTTAAACTAGCTCTAACTCCTTTTACTAAATCTATATCAGCAAGAAGATGCCAATCATCATCTGCTTCTTTTTCTCTAATATATATTCTACCACCAGTTACTCTAGCTGGATACGGTCCGCAAGCCATTACAGAAACGCTTAGTTCACAAAATTCTCTACTATCTGGTATTACAAAAGTTCTTAAAGTATCATCTGCTTGTAAATCGTCATTTGTTCTTAATAAAGATTCTTGGTCTCCATCGTAAACAAAAGAAGTAGCAAATTCATATTCTCCAGGCATATAAGAACCGCTTCCTGCGTCACCCCAAGCAACTGTAAAATTCCAACCGCAACCATATTGAACAATATAAGGATAAGTAGCTATATCTATTACAGCTGGTGTAGAACTTCCATAGCCTCTATAAACATAAAGTCTTTGATTTTCAATTTCTACATTTCTAACTAACATTCTTTCTGATGTAAATGTAACTGCTTGGTCAATTCTTCCATTTAAATCTGCTAATCCAATAACAGCTCCAGTTGGAACTCTAGATAAAGAACCCTCATCCATTTTTAAATAAGTTTGAGTAGCAGTAGGATTTTTAGCTTCAGAAGTTTTTAATTTTGTTACATCAAGGATAAATCTTGAATAACTACCATTTCCATGAGTATTAGTAGTAGCCATTAAATTTAAAGAACGAATTAAATGAGTATCTATACTAAGATGTTGATTCCAATTAGTTCCATCAGATGTTGCATTTGTGTCTGAAAAACCCCAACAAGCTGATTCTGGCGTAGCAGTATTGTTCCCAGGATTTGGTCTATTTGCATTTTCTGCTGTTGTTTGACCTCCACCACCAAGAAACCAACCACTAGAAGGCTTTCCTAAAAAATTAGAATGTTCTTGCCATCCAATAAAACTTCCTCTAGAATAAATACTTGCTTGAGAGCCAGAACTTCCAAATTGCCTAGTTTCATAAAATTTAAAATGTTTTACTATAGAAGTATTTAAATCATTAGCATCACAAACTCTTAATGATGATTGCCCAGGAGTAAATATAAATTGAGAAGTGCTACCCTTTAAAACTGGAGAAATTGCATTTGCAGACCAACCGCTAGTTCCTACAGAAACCCCAGCTGTACCAGATTCATATATTGTACCAGAATCAGAACCAGCGTCATCATCATCAGTAGAGGCATTATAAGACCAAACATTTACAGTTCCAGCGTCTTCATCTCCTATAGCTATTAATTTATCTCCACTTTTACCAATTCCAGACAATTCTATTGAAGTATCTGAACCATCTTGATTTTCATTAATAAGAGGTGGACCAGTAAGACCCATATAAGAATGGCTTCCATCGTTTGTAATAGAATTTATTGTATATATTCCATTATTAGATGTCGACTTTCTAACAATTAAAGTATCTCCAACATTAAAAGAAGAAAACCCAGTAAGCGTATTTTCTCTTTTTACATATTGACCAACTGGAATAGCCATATTATAAATTTAAATTAGATGGAGGAGGAGCTATTGAACCACCGACACCACCAGTTTCACCAGATGGATTAACAAATTTTATAGGATTATCTGATGTAGAAGAAATAGCATCAGCACCAGAAATATCACTATCACTTTCAAAATAAAATAAATTTCTACCACCAGAACTAGATATAATAGTAGAACTCATTGAAGAAATATTTTTTTCAGTACCTCCACCAGCATGAGCTATTAAACTACCAGAAGGTCTTAATGCACCTAATTGGTCAACATAAAAGTTTTTTAATGATGTAAATTCTTTTACATTAATATCTCTAGGGTCTCTTACTGTGCTTAATCCTCCAGAAAAATCTCTAAGTGTTAATTTTTTTTTTGGCATAATTATTATACATCATCTAATATCGCAGCAACAAGGACAGTAATTGTAAGACTTCCTTGAGCAGATGGTTTTAAACCAGATAAAGTGCAAGTTCTAGCATGAGTTTTTGCTACAGTTGTATTAGGAACTTTAGCAATAAGCATATCTCCAGCTCCAATAATTATTGTATCATCAGTATTATAAGCAGCGTCACCACCATCAAAAGAAACTCCAACTCCACTAGTATCAACTGCAGCTGTATTTTTAATAGCTATCCACAGTATTTTATCATCAGTAGCAACTTGGTCAGCAGAGCCAAAATAAGAATCACCAGTATCTAATAAATCTGTACTAGCCGAATTATCAACAGAAACTTCAGCATAAACCCATTTTTCAGTTGAATCAGCTGGTTCATAATTATATGTTCCAGATAATTTAGAACGAACTTCGTCTAAAAAAACTTCTATTTGAGAATTTGTTACTGCTTCGTCAGCCATTTATTACTTCTTTTTTCTTTTTGATTTTCGACCTTTTTTCTTTGGTGGTCTACCTCTTTTTGAACCATAAGTTCCTTTACCTCTAGGCATAATTACTTACCTTTAAATACACCTTCAAGAATGTCTGTTACAACATCAACAACTTTCTCAAAGAATATTTGTTCTTTATCTTCAGAAACAAATGGAATGTCAATACGTTTATTAATTGCTGTAGCAATTTTTTCTGCCATTTCATCTGAGCCTAAATGGTTCATTGCTTCTTCTTGCATTTTTTCAGCTTGTTCTTCAGCTAATTTTACAAGCATTGATTTTATATCCATTGTATACTCCATGTTATTATTATTGTTAATATTCCCATTCCTCCGAGAATATAATTTCTCCAATTTTCTAATGACCTTGTACGCCCATTAGACTCTTTTAATTGTTCTTTAATATCTGGTAATTCTCTATTTAGAATTGTTTCAATTCTAGTAAGACGTTCTTTAACGTCTAATCTATAATCATCCATTTTAATGTTTTCCATTTATTCTACTCAAAGAACCATCTATTCTAGAAACTTGATTATCAAGGTCATTGATTTCTTTGGTTAAAGCATCAAACTTTCTATCTAATTTATCATCAGATTGATTCCATCTATTAATTAATTTTATAATCATGCCTTCCATATTTTCTAAAGTTTCTGATTGACCTTTATTTTCTACTTTTAAATTTTCTAATGTTTCTTGTTGTTTTGCACTTTTATTTGATAAAGATACTACTAAATATACAAACATTGCCCCAACAACTCCTATCATCCCAGCTTCGCCATATATTGCTAAAAAATCCATTATTTTTTCTTTTTCTTTTTTCCCCAACTAAGAGGGTTGATATTAAATTCTTTTTCATAGAAGGCTACTTTTTCTGCCAACTCTTCTCGCTCAATCCTTTCTTCCAAAATGTGTTTATTAAGCAAATCTTCAATTTGTTCATTTGCAATAAAAACATTGTCTTCAAGTTTTGTAATTCTAGTTTCAATTTGCCAATAACCATAGACAAGCATTCCAATAAGAACTGCAATTTGACCAAGCCATTTAAGGTTAATGCTAACAATGGCATTATCATCAAGAATAGTAGTCCTATAACTTCTAGCGGTATCTGGTTTCTCACTCACTTTACCTCGACTTTTTCCCAATCATTGTGTAAGTAACACCAATTAGTATGATTAGAGATATTACCATGATACCAATGTGTAATGCTATCAGCATCAATTATCTCTGTAAATACTGTATTTGTAAGTGTATCTTGTGGTGTTAGTGGAACATTTGCCACTACCCAACCTTGACTGCAACTTGGTATCCCCGATATAATTAACAGGAATGTCATAACTTGTACTAACAACTTTAAAATCTCCATTATCTAATTTTTCTATTATTTTGTTCATAATACCATCCACCATGCAATTCCTGTCTCAACAACAATATCAGCCATAGTATTATATGCCCATGCTTTTTTTGTTCCGTAAGTTTCTTCATCACCTTCAATAACCCATTCAAATATTTCCCATAATACTCCAATAATAAATACTCCCATCACACACCAAAAATCTGTCCAATGTAACCATTGAAATATTTTACATAAAAAAGCTCCTGCAGCGATATGATACGCTGTCCAACCATCTAATTGACCAGTTTTATATTGCCATGATACTAAAGTTGCTAAAGGATTTTTCATTCTACAGCTGCCGATTGTTTTATACCTTGACCTGGATTATACCAAGCTCTAGTTTGAATATAAGGTTTACCAAGTATTTCTACAAGAGATTGCCCCTCAGATTCTTGTTCTTTTTCTTCTTTTTTAAATAATTGAGAATACATTAAATCTAAATGTTTTACTAAATGAGTTAATTCTGGAACACTTACAACTACTTCTTTTTGCTTGTTGTTCTGAGCTTGATATATTTCTTGTAATGTCATTTTTCTTTTATCATATGATTAACTAATTCATGCTTACCAATTATCATTCTACCAGTTCCCCCTCCATGCTCATCTTTACATTTATCAACATATGCTTGTTCAATTGTATTGAAATTATCACTACGTTGTATTACATCTCCATTAAAAGCAAGAAAATATGTTTTACTAGAAGGATAAGTAAGGGTCTCTGTTGTACCATCTGGATAATTCTTTGTTCTAGTCGCACCTGGAGTTGTATTTCTATACAACTTCAAATCATGACCCTTAGAACTTTTCCTTATTAACATCAGCTAACTTCAGCCTCAACTTCTTCAGGCTCTAAAGCTTTCTTAAGCTCCATCACACCTTTCTGATGTTTTTCTACAAATACTTTTTCGCATTCAACTAATTGTTGACGCATGAAAGCATTTGTATTCAGTTTATTCTGAACATCACTTACATGATTTTGGTACATAGCAACTTCTCCTGCTAGTTCCTTTTGTGAATC